AGGCGAAGACGACGTGGACGAAATCCTAGCTGCGCTCTTCCCCGAGGGCTGGGAGGACCGGCAGGCAGGCACGGAGGCGCAGGAGTCGTTCGTGGAGGCGGTGCGGACGCTGCGCGAGGCGGTGGCCAACCTTGCGCGCGACTGACCTGCTGCCCATCCTTGACCGCTTCCTGGAGACGGTAGCGCGCACCCGCCGCGAGAGGGCGCTGGCCAAGGCCACACAGCGCGCCGAGGTTGCCATTTCTCGGGCGTTTCAGGAGCAGGGCAGGGTATTCATCGAATCGTGGGAGCGAGCGGCGAAGCGGGCCGGTCTGCGCGAAGCCTCCCCGCCACCGCCACCACCACCGGTTGACCCGGCGTTGGCTGTCTCTTGGGAGCCCGCCTTCTCGGACGCGGAGATTGCCAGCCTGCAACTCTTTGAGGAGCCCATACAGGCGCTGGTTGAATCGGCTATACAGTCGGGGGCCCGGGCGGCGATAGCCGACCTATCGGCGGATATCTCGTTCACCCTGGCCAACCCCCGCGCGGTGGCCTTCCTGGAGCAGTACGGGGCTCGGCAGGTGACGCGCATCAACGAAACCACCCGTGACGAGATCCGGCGCATGGTGACGCGGGGCGTTGAGCAGGGGCTCTCCTATGACCAGGTGGCTAAGGACATCACCGCCCGCTTCCGCGAGTTCTCCGTGGGCAAACCCCAGCTGCACATCGACAGCCGGGCCCATCTGGTGGCGGTCACCGAGGCCGCCAACGGCTACGAGGAGGGCAACCTCATCGTGGGTCGCACTCTGGAGGCGGCCGGTATCGAGATCGAGCACAAATGGCTCACAGTGGGTGATAGCCGGGTGTCTGACGGGTGCCGAAGTAATCAGGCGGCCGGGTGGATACCGAATGGCCAAGCCTTCCCCTCCGGCCACGAGCGCCCGCCGAGGTTCCCGGGCTGCAGATGCACGGCACTTTACCAGCGAGCGAAGAGCAAGACCCCGTAAGGAGGTCGGCATGAGCAAGAAGATTCGCGAGGCGCGCCGGGTGCTGGAGGCGCAACTCTCCCACAACGAGATCCACGACAAGCTTCGCGACGCCATCAGGGCCAAGTTCCCGGACAGCTACGTGTGGCTGGATGACGTGTACGACTCCGAGGTCATCGCCAGTGTGGAGGGAAAGGAAGGCGAGGACACGGCGGCGGAGCCGTCGACTTACTGGCGCTTCGGCTACGTACTCTCGGACGATGGCGAGGTGACGCTGGGTGCTGGGCAAGAGGTCGAGCGCCGCGTAGTTTATGAGCCCGTCTCGCGGGGCACCGCCGAGGCCGAAGACCTCACCCTTTCCGGCGACTTCGTGCCGCTGGTCGAGAAGGCCGTAGGCGCGAATGGCACCATGACCGTGAAGATCATCGCCCCCGGCCAAGGCTCCAGCGGTTACTACCCGGCCGAGGTGCTCGAGCGTGACGGCCCGGGTGTCTTCAAAGCCGGGACCAAGATGTACGTTGACCATCCGACGCCCACCGAGGAAGCCGAGCGCCCGGAGCGCAGCCTGCGTGACCTGGCCGCGGAGCTGGTGTCGGATGCTCGCTGGGAAGCGAACGGGCCCGCCGGCGCCGGCCTGTACGCCGAGGCCAAGGTGTTCGATCCCTGGAAGCCCTTCGTGGAAGAGCTGGCCCCGCACATCGGCGTGTCCATCAACGCCATGGGCAAGTACCGCGTGGGGGAAGTCGCCGGGAAGAAGACGCCCATCATCGATGCCATCGTGGCTGCCAAGAGCGTGGACTTCGTAACCACGCCCGGGGCCGGTGGACAGATTCTTTCCCTGTACGAAGCGGCACGCAACCGTGCCGTAGAAACCGAACCGCACAGCGGAGGTGAAGACGTGGACGAGACCAAACTGAGGGAAGCCGAGGCTGCGCGGGATGCCGCGCTCGCGGAGGCACAGGCCGCCAAGGAGCGCGCGGAAGCGCTGGAGGCGGAAAACGCACGCCTGAAGGAGGCGGACGTCCTGCGGGAAGCCCGGGCCTTTGTGGCCGAGGCGCTCCCCGCCGATCTGCCGGAGCTGACCCGCAAGCGCCTGCTGGAGACTCTCGCCGCCAAGCCGGTGCTCGCAGACGGCGCGCTGGATCGAGACGCCTACAAGGCGGCCATCGAGGCTGCGGTGAAGGCCGAGGTCGAGTATCTCGCCCAGATCACCGAGTCCGGCAAGGTCAAGGGCATGGGCGGCGAAGTCGGTCAGCCCGAGAGCGGCCAGCTCTTGGAGGCCTGGAAGGCCAAGTATCGCTCCGAAGGTTATGACGACGCGACCGCTGAGAAGCTCGCCCAGGTGGCGAGCGGGAGGTAAGCCAAGATGGCAGACAACATTGTCTCTTCGATCCTGCGCAAGACCTGGCCGGTGGTCGTCACCAACCCGGCCGCGCCCAACTCCGGCGACCCGGTCCGCTTTGGGAGCATGACCGGTATCGCCATGCTCGATGAAGGCGACGGCGGCGTGGGTGCCACCAAGACCGTGGTTGACTTCGGCATGTATGTGGCCGATCACCCCGTCACCGACGTGGTGACCGGTATCGCCGTGGGCGACACCGTGTACTACGTGGACGCCAACGACCGCCTGGAGAACCTGACTACGGGCACCCCCTACGGTATCGCCCTGGAGACGGTGGACGCTGGTCTCACTGCCACCATCAAGGTGCTCCACTGCCCGCACCCCGCGCTGGGAGCAGGCACCGTGGCTACCGCGTCTCTGGCGGCCGGTGTGCTCTCCGCCGATGTGGCCGGGCGCGCCAAGATGGCAGCCGGCTATTTCGACGCGGCCACCGCGCTCGATAAGTTCGGCGCGGACTCGCTCACCAACGCCGTGCTGCTGAACGCCGTCCAGAACGGGGCCTTTGCGGCCGATGCCGCCACCCGGGCGCTGTTCGCCGACAACTTCATCAACGAGGACAAACTCGATCCGACCGTGATGAAGTTCGCAGACGTCAAGCTGGAGAGTGCGGACGTCAAGGCGCTCAAGGCCACGCCCATCACACTGATCGCCGCCCCCGGTGCTGGCCTGGCCGTGGTGCCCATCTCCGCCGTGATACACCTGTCCTACGGCGGCACCAACGCCTTCACGGAGACGGCCGACGACCTGTCTATCGGCTGGGACGGCGGCGCGGAGATGCACGAGATCGAATCGACCGGCTTCATCGACCAGGCCAACGACGAGACCCGCTACATCACCTTCGAGCGTGCGGAGACCTTCGAGCCTGAAGAGAATACAGCCGTGGTCATCACCAACCTCGATGATGAGATCGCGGGCAACGCCGCCAATGACAACGAGATCCACATTCGCATCTACTACCGGGTGATCCCGACCGATGCGTTTATCGCGTAGACCCTGAGCTAACAGCTCCCCGCCCCGAAGGGCCGCTTCTCGAGCGGCCCTTTTTTTATGCCCGCCCGACCATGGAGGTCAATCACATGGCTGAGTTCCTGCAGCTCATGGAAAACTGGAGGGGCTTCTCGCCGGCCACGGCGAAGCGCTTCTCCGAGGCCCAGCTCACCGAGGCCCTGCGCCTGGTGCGCAACGAGTACGGCATGAGCCGCTACGCGCATCAGCACGCCCTGCATGAGGCCATCACCACCTCGGACTTCCCGACCCTGTTCGGGGTGCTGGTGCAGAACGACATGCTGGCCAAGTGGCAGATCAACGTGCCCGACTGGAAGGCGTACTGCCCCACCGGCACGCTCCCCAACTTCAACATCCACAACAAGCACAAGGTCTACGGCCAGGACAACCTTCTGCCGCAGGTCGCGGAGAAGGCCCCCTACCTGACCACGCCGTCCGGCACCGGCGCTTACACCGGATCGCTCGCCAAGTACGGCCGCCAGTTCGACATCTCCTGGGAGTCGGTCATCAACGATTCCATGGGCGCGTTCGCGGACATCGCCGACCGCTTCGCCAACGCTGCCATTCGCACCGAGGCCCGGCACGTGACCGAGCTGTACAGCTCCGCCGCCGGTCCGGCCGCTGGCCTGTTCGGTGCTCCCATCGCCGACGTGGACGGCCAGAACGTCACCAACGTGGGCGTGCTGCCGCTGACCATCGCCAACCTGCAGACCACGCTGCAGCTCATG